CTCATATTCAATTAAATCATTAATAACTCCGGTCATAAAATTAACTCCATCCTTAATTGGTTGAACTGCGGCTGCAAACAGATTTCCTATTCCATCCCATACCAATTCTAAGTTTTCTAGTGAGAAAAATTCTGCTAATCCAAATGGAATAATATCACTCCAACTCCAATCCGGTAATAGGTCACTCCACTCAAAATCAAAGACTCCTGTCACCATGTCCCATCCTGCTATTAAGGAATCTGTGAGTATTTCCCATCCTGAACGAACAAGGTCTATTCCGAATAAAAATGGTAATAAAAATAAATCAACAAGAGGCACTATACCGTCATTCCATACACTCATCATAGCGTCTATCAAACCCTTCCAATCTCCAGTGATGAGAGAAATAGCAGCACTAAATAACCCTGAGAATATTTCAAAAATAGGCATTATGATACTATTCCATAAAAATTTCATAGTCATGACTAGTCCTTCCCATGCAAGTTTAGCACCGTCTATAAATAAGTTGAAAGCCCCTACCACTAAATCAATTTGAAGTTGACCAAACGCACTAAAAAATTCCCATATAAACATTATAAATGGTTTTGAGAACTCCCAAAAAGCCTCAAAAAGAGGTTGTATATTGTCATTCCAAAAATCCTTTATCGCTTGAAATTTTTCTTTTAGAAAGTCTATTGCTGCACCAAAGGCACCCATTATGGCGCTACCTACACTACTAAGTAATCCACCTAAACTGGTAAAAATACCACCAAGCGAACTAGCAGATGTTGTTAAACCGCTCAAAGCGGTGGTTAAACCTGCTAGTGCTACCATCAAAAGTCCTCCAGTTCAAGCCAGTCATAGTCAAGCGAGACAGTCTCTCGACCTCCGCTTTTTGTCTCTTGTTGCTGACGCTTCATTTTCTTTTCCTGCTGACTCCTACCAGCGAGCGCCCATGAAAGAGATTGTTGGAACGTTGCTGGAGTCATTTCATGCACCTCTTTTAGTGATATACTGTAATGTGTTGCTACTACGTAAGCCCATAATTCTAATTGCATTTCTATGTCTTCAGGCGTGGCGACAAACTTACGAGTGAGAAAACTCTCAATCTCTAAGCGTCGCCTTTCGTAAAATCCCCCTGTAACATCTTACCTACTGTCTCAGGGCTAGGTAAAACAGCGGCTATACGCTGACCAATATGACCTTTCAAATCTAGTAATTCGGAAGTAGATAGTTCAGGCTCAGTGCGAATTATCCAGTTACTGAAAGCGTATTTCCAATATGCTTCTAGGTCGAGAGACATTTCACCATTTTTACCAATAACAAGTAATTCTTGAGCAGATTTCTGAACATCAAAAAATGAAATATCCCTAGCGTAAACAACCATGACTGTGTCATCATCTACGGGTATTTCGTGTCTTTGTTCATTCTGCTGTCTCAGTAGTATTTCCTTGTTCGGTAGTTTCGGCATTTGTCTCACCATTGGTCACAGCCGCTTCTTCAGCGGGGGTGTCCGACTCAACTTCAGCAGCCGCTTCTTCAGCGGGGGCTTCGGTCCCAGTCGTGGACTCGGATATACCCTCATCGTTACGCTTCAAACGTAGACTCAATTGGGCCTTCGTGCCGGAGACTGCTAAGCCTCGGCTTTTACACTCCTCTCGGAGTTCAATGAGTGTCATGGCATCGTAAGATAGGTCTGATGGAAAATCCTCTGTATTGGGTATATCTTCAACAGATTCAACTTCTACCGCTTCTTCAACAACTTCTTCAACAACTTCTTCAACAGGCGCAGGTATTAGAGCATCTATCGCTATCTGAATACTCTTTCGTAGGCGGTGTTGCGCTGCTAATGCACTGACTTCAGGCTTTACTCCTAAAGTGTTACCATACCAAATGGCAAAATCTTCATTGGATAATCTGCGGTATTTGTATGTGCATTCTGACGGAGTTGGCATACTTAGTCACCTCAACAATGGAATAGTGTGTCTCTTGAAATCACACGGATGGCTTTAGGCATAATCTTCAAAGGAGCACGAATAGGCCCTTTATCTTCAGGAATAGTAAAGTTAGCAGCATTTAGGTAATAATCTGCTAATTTAATAAGTATTTGTTCTCCATTTGCTTTATCAAATTGTAAAGTAAGAAGAGTTGAAGAAGTATTATCTGTTTCTGTTTCATTAAACAATTCTTCAAACAGTTTATCATCAGTTACCATAGCAGTAAATGAAACTTCATAATTTCTTTGTGCGGGAATACCTTCTTTTATGTCTTTGTTACCAATACCAATATATCTTTTATCTTGTAAGTTGTTATTGATAGTTAAAGTAAGGTTAGTAACCTTTAGGAATTGTTGCCCAAAGATACTAAACACACCACTTGAGAAGAAAAACGGCTCTAAAAACTCAGCGTCTTTATCAGTTGTGCTAGTATTATTGGCCTGTTCGAAATTAAACAATTGGCGATTATCTGTTATCCCGCCCCTTGCTTCATAGTTTTCGTCTTGGTCTAATTTATGAACTGTTCTTGTATTCAAATCCATAGTCATTTTAACTTCTTCATTTTCATTAGCGGTCATAGTGAATGTATTTACCCTATTTCCGGTAGCAATTCTAACGAAGGTAGTATCTTCCGAAGCCCCGCTTGGAGAAGTTCTAGTAGTCAATGTGCTAGATTTAGCCAATGTTTGTTCAAGAGCAAAAGAAGGAAGTTTTTCTCCGTTTGCTTCTTCAAACTTATATGTGATAGGATTTGCTACATTTGTTGCAGATGATGTAGGTCTGTTCAATAATTCCATATTAGTGTTCAAATCAAAACCGTGTAGTAAAGGAGGAACTAATGTATTTGAACCTCTTGCGGTTTTATAGAAAATTGGCCCTTGTTCCAAAAATTCGCTTGAAGTAATCGTTCCTGTTTCAGCACCGCCATTAGTAGTATCAAGATAAACATTCCTTCTATCATCTTTTGTTGTATTTGCACCATGACCTGTTAGTTTGTTAGCGGGATTACTTGCCTCAAAGGTAGCAGTAATTTCTGTGCATTTACCTAAAGCATAGTAAAGCCAAGCACCATGATTAGCCATCACTGCTAAATTACCACCGGAAGCAGTTTTTACTCCCTTATATTGATGAGTAAAATTTCTTGAACCTCCAAGTGAAAGATTCAATTGTTTCATTTCCACTTCAAGATTAGGGAATGTTCCTGTTTCTAATAGACCTAGCCAATTATCAGCATTCAATCTTTTAGTTGAGCCTGTGTATAAACCGACACATGGCGCACCATATCCTCTAATATGGATGAAATCACCCGAAACGATTGTTCTTGGGTCGGGAGAGAGAACTATGTCTTTTTCAGTATTTGAGGAAATAGTATGAGTTGAAATTACAGTTGTTGGTGCGCCTGTTGCATATAATTCAACAGTGCATCCTGTGTATAAATTATTTACCATCAAAAAGTGCGCTTCCCAATCATTATGCGCTCTTATGGTATTTGTGTTTCCTGAATTTTCTCCGCTTCCTGTGCTATTGCTATGGTCTAACGGTATGTATAAATCCACTTCGGGAATCATCGTTAAACTTGCTTGACTTCCTAAAAATATATCTTCTGCTGACATAATTAATCTCTCCTTTCCTTTACAAACTTACTAAGGGAGTGTTAATGCGAATCTTTTTGCTTCAATGTTTACTTTATATCCAAATAATCGTTTTGAACGGTCATTACTTTCATTTCTAGAACCAATAAATATTTGATTAAACTTAGAACCATCACTTGCAGTATAGCCCCTTCGCCCCCGTTCAATTGCATGACGAGCAATCAAGTATAAAGCCCTTAGCCTATCTTTGCCAAATGCAGCGTCAGTTCCAGCCCTTTCATCATGTATTGTTCGAATGTGCATAGTAAATGTATATGTCTCATGTCTAACATCAAAATGAGTAGTAGGATATTCTAGGTTTTGTCCATCCTCAAAGAATATAATTACATCTTTAGCGGTTAAATCATACCTAACTCCTCTATTTTTTTGTAATGTTCTAACATCAACAAAGTTAGGAGTTCCAGCGTGGTCTGCTGAAATAGTGCCAGCACTTTGTAAAGTAGTAGCGGAACTAGCCCAATTAGTGCTAACTAAATCAATCAAAAGCGAAACTTC